ACAATGTATCCGTCATCTTGGAGCTACAGCCAAAGCAAACAATCTCTGGTCGCGCTTATGAAAAGTGCATCGACCTAGACAACTGCATTAAAGCAACTTTAGACGCATTACAAGGCGTAATCATCGCAAACGATAAACAAGTAAAACGTATCTATGCCTATTATGGCGATCCAGTACCAGGTGGCGGTTTATTAATAACAATAGAAAAATATGTCTGAACGATACGCGGCTGAATATCAACCAATCTGGAAACACGTAGAAGAAATTCCCCCGCCAAAAGGCGCAAAGGTGTTATTACGCACCGAGTATGGGCAAGCAATCATTGGGCAGTATTATCCAGAAGGAAAGTTTACACACTGGTGTGGACTTCCAAGACATGCGCCTGGAGACAAGCAATAACTTATGGCGAAGCCAAGACATAACTTAATTAATATGACATTTACACGCTGGACCGTAATCAATGACGCAGATGACGACAAGAACGGAAAGCATGCCGTCATTGTTCGATGTCGCTGCGGAACTGTCAGATGCATCCTTGCGCAGAACTTGTTACGCGGTCAGTCAAAGAGTTGCGGATGTTTGCAAAAGGAACGTGCTAGCGAGGTCCAGAAACAACGATGGGCAACAAAGCGTCTACAAGGCGCATAGAGACACGATAACAACAACACCTATACAACCCTACCACTGGAGACTATATGAGCAGTTTTGAGAGCTTAGAATTGGAAGTCTGTCGCTGGGCAGATGCACGCGGCATTCTCAAGAATGGCAATCCAAAGACCCAAATGCTAAAAGGTGTGTCAGAACTTGGTGAGCTAGCTGACGCAATTGCAAAAGACGACCTACACGGCATTATTGATGGCATTGGTGACACTCTCGTAGTGCTAGCAATCGTAGCGGACATGTACAGTCTTAGTTTGAAAGACTGCCTGCAAGCAGCCTATGACGAAATCAAGGACCGCAAAGGCTATCTCAACAGTGCTGGCGTATTCATCAAAGAGGAAGCCTAGCTATGATTGATAAAGAGCTTGCGTACTACATGCTTGCTGTAATCATGATGTTAGGTCTCTGGATTGTGTATTTGCTTTACAGAATTGGCGAACTCAAGATTGACATAAAAGGCTGGGACCGCGCATTAGTCAAATGTAACGCTGAAAAGCAAATCTTAGAGTCCAGAAAAAATACAATGGCCGCACAAGTAAGACAGGTGCTAGATGTGTTTGTGAAGGAGGGTGCATGAAACAAGGCCCTGATCTAGCAAAGGCTATTTCTGAAGCAGTTGAAATGAAACTTGATGGCATAAATTACCGGTCTAAAGCAAGCATAGCCAGAGTTTTTGGGATACAGCCGCCAAGTCTGTATGGGTGGATGAGAACTGGAAGAATCAGTGATCAAAAGCTACGGCATCTACTACATTTTTTTTCCGATGTCACAACGCCTCAACATTGGGGCCTAGAAGAATGGCCAAATGCTGTTAGCAAAGCATCAAATAAAAATATTCCCAACTATCACATAGAAACTGGCTGGATCAACATCTATCCAGCACATAGCGTCTGTTCATGCGGTCATGTGTCCGCAAAGATCCATCCGACAAAAGAACACGCTGATGCACATGCTGACGATAAACGCATTGCATGTGTGCGTGTAGAGTACGAGGTGAAAAAGTGACTGGACGCAAAGACGATACCAGTAAGCCACAGTTGCATTTGTTACTAGACTTTTCACAAGCGCTTACAGCAGTTGGAGAGGTAGCAACATTTGGCGCGCATAAATACGCACCTGGCAATTGGTTGCATGTGTCACACGGCAAAGATAGATACACTTCCGCATTGCTTCGGCACTTGTTAGAATCAGCAAACAATGATATAGACAGCGAAACAGGCCTTAATCATCTGGCGCATGTCGCTTGGAACGCACTAGCAATATTGGAATTTCAGATTCGTGAACAACAAAATAAGCTTAAACAAAACAACGCGGACCTGTAATGATTGCGAGTATTATGAGCCAAGAATTCATGTACCTGGCTTCGGCCATTGTTATTTTAACTTTCATGGCTTTGACGACTTGAAGGATGTCATGTCATCTGACACATGTGAGTTCTGGATAGAGGTTGATGATTAGTTTGCTAGTTACATTAACGTGTCGGAGCGTTTGGATTCTAGCAATGACTGCCAGGAATAGACTGGCGCTTAACTTATAAGTGTACGATTATGGACGACACTAAAATAGAAAAACCTAGTGCAAAGCGAATGCCTCCTAGGGCTGGCATGGGTCGGCCTAAAGGATCTGTTAACAAAAGCACCGCAGCCATCAAAGACATGCTATTAGCCTCACTTGATGAGGTTGGCGGTCAGAACTACTTCAAACAACAAGCGCTCGATAATCCAAACGCTTACATGGCGTTAATCGGAAAGATCATTCCAGCAGAAGTAAAGAATCAAATCACTGGCGCAGATGGCGGACCAGTTCAACACAGCGTAAAGGTATCCTTTGGAAACGATAGCTAAGTTTCCTCCAAAGATGCGCGGTTTATTCGAGCCGCACAGATACAAAATATTTCATGGCGGCAGAGGCTCAGGCAAGTCCTGGGCTTTTGCGCGTGCATTGTTGATACAAGCAGCAGAGAAGCCATTGCGCTGTTTATGCGCACGTGAAGTGCAGAAGTCAATCAAGCAGTCTGTGCATCAGCTACTAGTTGATCAGATACAGGCGCTCAATCTTGGCTACTTCTTCGATATCACTGAACATGCGATACGTGGCAAGAATGGTTCAGAGTTTTACTTTGCTGGTCTAGCTACGCACACAGTTGAATCCATTAAATCATACGAAGGTGTAGATCGCGTTTGGATTGAAGAAGGCGCGACTGTTAGCAAGAAGTCATTAGACATTCTTATACCAACAATCCGTAAACCAGAATCTGAAATCTGGGTATCGTTGAATCCAGACTTAGATACTGATGAAATGTATGCGCGGTTTATTGCGAACCAAGTACCAGGATCATTAGTTGTGCAAGTCAACTATAACGATAATCCATGGTTTCCAGCAGTACTAGAGCTAGAGCGTGCGCACTGTGAAGCGCATAGCAAACATGATTACGAGAACATCTGGCTTGGTAAACCAAAGACTGTTGTTGACGGCGCAATCTATGCAGATGAGTATCAGAAACTTGTCGAAGAGCATCGTATTAACCTGGTAACGTCTGATCCAATGCTGAAGTCCCATGTCGTTGTAGACCTTGGCTGGAATGACGCAATGTCCATCATTGTCGCTCAGCGTGCAGGCTCTGAGTGCAGGATAACGCATTACATTGAAGAGTCATTTCAGACGCTAGACTGGTACTCCGCTGAACTCCGCAAGCTCAACCTTAACTGGGGCAAGATGTGGCTTCCGCATGACGCAGTCCACAAAGATTACAAGACTGGCAAGAGTGCTGCTGAAATTATGACAATGCTAGGCTGGGAGACAGAAGTAATTCCCATTGGCAACGTAGAGCATGGCATCAAGCTATGTCGCATGCTGTTTCCAAGGGTTTGGATGGATAAGGAAAAAACTTTTAGATTACAAGAATGCCTTAAACGTTATCGCCGTAGTATCAATGCAACGACCAATCAACCATCAGGCCCATTGCACGATGAATACTCACACGGCGCAGATGCATTTAGGTATCTAGCGACATGCATAGACCTATTTAGGAATGATAATATACGGCAACGCAAACCACGCGATCTTGGCGCGTCTAGCTGGATGAGCTTTTAGGATACAAACATGGCTAACTTAGATACTGATTCCGTACTGAACTCTCTTGGCGTAGAGCCAGAAGCTAACGAACGTAGCGATATGGATCAGGAGACGCTAAAAGAGATACGCGAACGGTTTCAGCAGGCAACAGAGTTTGAAGGGCAAGGAAGACAAGATAGGCTAGATGACATTCGCTTTGCACGCCTCGGTGATCAGTGGTCAGAGGCGGCTAAGTACGACAGGAACCGTCCAGGTCAAGAGCGGCCAATGCTTGTTGTTAACAGGCTCTTACAGTTCAGAGACCGTGTTGTAAACGAAATCAGACAGAACACGCCAAGTATCCGTTACCGGCCATCGAACAATGAAGCTGATGTAGAGACAGCAGAAGTATTGATGGGCCTTGCGCGCCACATACAAGACAACAGCAACGCACCGATTGCATACGATACTGCTGTTGAATGGCAAGTAGACACTGGCCTTGGATACATTCGCGTCCGCAATGACTGGGCATCAGACACTAGCTTTGATCAGGAAATCTTTATTGACCGCATCCCTGATCCGATGAAGGTCTATTACGATCCGCACAGTAAGACACCAGATGGCTCAGATGCTGAGTGGGCGATTATCGCTGAAGAAATTAGCAAGGATGAATTCAAGCGGCTGTATCCAGATGTCGATCTAAGCTCTTGGGAAGCTGCCGGCAATGGTGACATGCAAGGCTGGTACACCAGTGATTCAGTGCGCATCGCTGAGTATTACTACCTTGAGCATGAGATGCAGGAGATATATGACGAAGAAACAGGCCAGTCTCGCATGGCTGACATCAAGCGCTGCATGTGGTGTAAGGTTGGCGGTCACACGGTACTAGAGCGCACTGAGATTCCAAGCAAATACATTCCAGTCGTACCAGTCATTGGGCATGAAGTCTGGCTGCAAGGTAAACGGCATCTGTCTGGTCTTGTGCGTAACGCTAAGGATGCACAGCGACTGTATAACTACTATCTGTCAGCAAATGCTGAGAACGTAGCGCTTGCACCAAAGGCTCCATTCATTGGCGTTGCAGGACAGTTTGAGACTGATCCTAACTGGGCTGTTGCGAATAAGACTAGCCTTGCATATCTCGAGTACGATCCTGTTTCTATTGCCGGTACTCCTGTTGGCGCTCCACAGCGCGCACAGCCACCACAGGCATCTAGTGCAATCATGCAGGCTATTCAGCTTGCCGAGAATGACATCATGCAGTCTATGGGAATCTACCAGCCTAGTCTTGGTGGTGACTCTAATGAAACTTCTGGACGCGCTTTGTTGCTACGTCAGAAGCAGTCAGAGACTGGCAACTTTCATTTCCAGGACAACCTTAATCGTTCGATCCGTCAGGTTGGGCGCATTGTGTTGAGCATGATTCCGAGGATCTATAATCGAGCTAGAGTTGTACGTATCCTTGGTGAAGATGGCGCACCAAAGTCTGTCAATCTTGATCCAAGCCTGCCACAGGCTAGCGCTAACACTGACAATCCAGCCATTGATAGCATCTATAACCCAACTATTGGTGAATACGATGTTGTCTGTGACTCTGGACCTAACTATGCAACGAAGCGTGATGAGGCAGCAAACATGATGCTGTCATTAACGCAGGCGAATCCACAGCTATTCCAGATGATTGGCGACTTGATGATGAAGAACATGGACTGGCCTGGTGCTGAGGAAATCGCTAAGCGTCTGCAAGCCATGTTGCCGCCACAGTTCCAGCCAAGTGCTGATGGCACCAAGGTTGATCCACAGGTAATCCAAGCGCAGCAGATGATGGAGCAGATGGCTACGCAGATGGAGCAGATGGCTCAACAGGTCCAGATGATGAATCATCAGAATCAGTTACTAGTCGATTCCAAAGAACGCGAATGGTACGAAGCTCAGACTAAGCGCATGGATGTCGAAGGTAAGCTGATGATGACTGATGCGCAGTTACAGGCAGCAGTGCGTGAAAACTTGATGACAATGATGGCGGCTGGTTCAGCAGAAGTCATGGAGTCTAACCGCGAACTTGAAGCAGCAGAGGACGCATTGATTGCGCAGCAAATGCAGCCAGCACAGCAGCCACAACAACAGCAACCCGCCATGCAAGGTCAGGCACCAAGCGTTG